AGCGACCATTACGTACTATTGCATATATACATAGGGTGCTTGCTTCATAATGTGCAACCTAGAATTAAAAAACTCCGTGGGATATACTCCCTACGGATAAAAACTTTCTAAGTTTAACATAAGAAGCAAAGAGCGTACTCTTGACCCAGTTTGTGTCGAACAAACTAACCACACGGTCGCCGTGTGGGTAAAAATCGATGGCAATGCCACACCAGTAATATACAGTATGTGCAATATAAACATTGTAATATTATGGAACTAGGGTTTCCCGCAAATACATGACGGGAAGTCCGGTATAAAATCCTAATCGGAAATCACTACCAGCTGAAAAACCGATGAGGCCCCCTAGGGCCTCACCAGCTGGGTTGAGGTTGCCAACCCTCGTGACCGCAAAATACTGAAATATTTCGTTTACATCAGTTCGTAATTGGTCATTGCGCTTGCATGGCAAAAACTTGCAAGTCGTGTGAAATGGAATTTCGGCTTCCACACAGGGATTCATATTAATATGATTCCCCGTGAAACCGTTGGCGTTGTCCTTGACACCATACATTGCAAACGTGTCAGCTTGTCCGCTAGGGGCACTGCCCGTCGCTTTAATGTAATATGTCTCACCAAAATTTTTCCTGGTGATGGTGGATAGGAACCTTGTGGCATTATCAAGTTCCAAATTATGGACCCTAATAGATCCACGGTACCCTACAAAAGACAACATTGCCCATTGTAATGGGACAGTGTTGCTATTGGAATAGGGGTTGCCGAACGCCTCAGCAAAACCCAGAGGGTCTGCCCCACCATGGAATGGGTATGTTGGGAAAATCGAATCATCATAAGATATTCGGTTGGTTTCTGCTTGGGGTCTGTCGTTGTATGAGTGAAATGCCACTCTACTCATCAACGTGTGTAAGGAATGAACACGTTCTCCAACATATAAATCAAAGGCTGAATTCGCATGCCCGGGCTCTGACCCCAACTGCGCAATGACATTGTCGGCTTCAGGCTGATTGTCTGTTGCTCCCATCTTGTCATCTGGCGTCAACATAATGTCGCCACTCTGAGGGAAGATGCTAAAAGTGCTCAACTTCTGCCCATTCATGGCAGCAAACTCAATGTCACTACCCGCAGACACGAACACGGCCACCCAAATATCTGAAAATTTGTCGGTGGGTAGCGTTAAAGGGTCAAAAACTTCCACCTTCAACACACCGTTCGAACTTGCCAAATCGGGCTCAATTATGTTATCCTCGTTGGTGAACTGAATTGGGTTGCCTGCGACATTAAGGCAATTCAACATGCCCTTGCAAGAACCCCATCCGACTTCAATAGTGAAATCACTATGTTCTGCAATGTCAACTATACAATTGTACCCGACATTGAGGTCCTCGACGTTGGTAAAACGAACAGGATCCCATGATATCTTTAGGCGTCCACGGTGATGAGCCGAGCCCATTACCACAAAACGGAACTTTATCGTCCCGCGCCACATGTCAAAAAATTGAGCCATATTGGCCATGGCGGTAAAATGATATTCTGGTTTCTCTCCAGTACCAAAGTTTACAATTGCGGGGTGGACGGCACTACTAAACAGCGCCCGCGGAGAATCGAAATCTGGTCTCCATTGAGTGGTTGTCAAAAAAGTCTGTCGTGTTGCTATTGAAGCAATGTCCATTTCATCACTGCACATCAAGCCCATTACGTCGCATGCGGTTGAAACATTTTGGTCCTTCGTAAATGTAAGCTTCACGGGACCTCCACCATATTCAACCTGAGAGGTGGGCCCCATAGTGGTCGGGCGCTGTTTGATACTACTTTCACCTCCAATTTCTCCGCTCTGAGGGACCAAATCAATCAAATGCTGTGTGGTTGGGGCAGACAGCTCGATATCATCAGACCAAGCGAAGACAGAAATCTTTGTCGACAATGTGGAATCACCTGCATGGCGAAGTAACGCCAAACTCTTGTATGAAATGATCCCTGCCTCAATAAAATCCTGGTTGACCAAATTAAAGGCCTCATTGGGGAAAAAGAAGGGCAAATGCATCTCACCACCTTCAGACGTGGTGGGATTCAACATCAACATTGGGCGTTGCGAATGCTCTACCAAATCTAACAAGCTAGATGGAACCTGACGCGACACCAAATCATAACCAGATAAAGGCACGTAGGCAAACATAAGTCTACCTGCGTAAAAGCCGTTACCCGTTATGGTAAACTTCAACTTCAGCGATGCGCGCGCACGAGAGTAATTAGTCACACGATTGGCCACGCGAGGATGCAAAAACCATTTTTCCCACGGGTTAAAACCTCCTTCAATGTCCTGGTTTGGTTCCCACAAAAACTCATCAATCAGGATGGGGCGAGCAAAGAAATCACCCAATCCCAAGTTGTTCATGTCACCACTAATCGTGCTAGTAGGCAACGAAGAAGATGCAGAATAGGAAACACCAGGCGACCCATCAACAAAATGGACGTTCTGATGGTGCGAAGTGTTGTTCAACGGATCAAATGTTGCGGTAGCGTTACCACTCTGTGGACCAATGTTCGAGTCATCCAACTCTTGCCCATTTAAGGAATGGGCCAATCCTGATAGTGAGGAATAGGAATCCTCTGAACCTTGTTTCTTTGTACAATTGCCGGGTTCTCTGGTATCTCCACTGGTTAAACCCATAACAGTGGAACCTGCTGCCTTGAGACAATGCAGCCCGTCTTCCTCACTTCGCGCCTCCGGTGTCTCTCCCGTGGTGACCTGCAAAGCGAGGGAATTGCATGCGCAGAAATCTAGCGCACGTGCGGTGTATGATTTGTGAAGCAGCGGAACCACCAATCCCGCCTCACGGTAAGCTTCTATTAGCTGTGCCCTTCTTTCTTCGTAAATTTCTTCCCCGTGTAGAAAAAATTCAAAGAGGGCACTCTCAGCTACCGAGGTGGCATGCTGAGGAGGGGACAACTTGGAGAAAGCATCGAAGCAATGCAAACTTTTGAAAATGGAATTTTGCGACAAAGCTCCAACGCGAACTCCAAGTTTGGGGTGAAACACACTCTTGCGTTTAAGATACTCTGCATCTTGCAAGTCAATAAAAGGAACAACTTCTAGATTCTTCTGGGCATCAGTATATACGTACCCAAAACTTCCCAAAATGCGCGAAATTGTTTTCATGTTGTATCCCACGTCGCTGGTAGTGGCCAAATTGTCGTCCCCATATACCTGCAATGCAACGCTCGAGCGAAAGGGCAACACGGTAAATCCACGTTCCTTTCGGCTCAAGTACCACACCACACGCAAAAGCAAAGAATTGACTATGCAATTAATGTGTGCAGTGAGGTTTTGGCCGCTGGGATTACCAGCATGCAACTCTATAAGCGTCCCCTCAAACGCTACTAACGGAGTCACCATGTCGGCAACGACACATCGCATTGTACGCACGATGTCAGGCGTTGCACCTAACGCTTGTGCAATGTGTATCAAACTCTCCCACGCCTTTTGTGTGACATCAGGACCCATCTTCTGATCATAGGCCTTGTAGTCCCCCGCAATAGTGTTGCAAGCTGGAAACTGCTCCAAAAATCGCACCATTTGCTCCCATTCATCGGAAGAGCAATTTATCCCAACTGAACACTCTGACAAAAGGGGACACTGGCCCAACAAAACAGCAAGTGGCAAGAACAATTCGCGAACGACCAATTGATATCCTGTTGGTGCAACTTGGAACAAACGTTTCTTTTCCTTTGTGATGGGAATAGATTCGCTTTTTGGGCAGCTCTTGAAAATCGGGTAAGCTCGCTCATTGCGCGAGTAGCAAGACAAAATCCTTTGCTTCTCGGCCGCAAGTTCAGGGCCAAGCCCATAAGGGCAAGACCATCCGGGCCAATCGTCGCTGTTCAACTCAACAAGATAGTCAATCTTTTTCCCTGTCAAAGGGAAGCCAATGGCTGAGTTCTTGTTTATTGAATCCACCCACTTAATGCCATCTTCACCACATATAGCTGCCATTTCTGTCAAAGGAGAATAACTCATGTGCATTGCACGCGCCCATTCCACAATAGGGTCGGCCCAATCCTTGGATGCCCAATGCAAGGCATCACTCTGGAGGGCATGAGCAGGATCACCACAATTCAACAGAAAAGACCGCTCATATTTCCATGGGTGAGTGCACGGATTTCCCCACTGCTGTGGAACACCGCAGAATTTCTCTATATAGGGCGACATCATGGAGGTGCGAATTGTGGGGCGAAAAGTTGCTTTGCCAACGCACGATCCATATACGTTCACGTCGCACTGCGCGCTGTCAATAAATCGCGTGGGACACTTAGCATGAATAGAAGTGGAAGTCAAAACGGTGGCACCCATAGTTGTGATGGGTAAAACACCAGATTGCACGTCAAAGTTAGTGTGAGCTTGTAACGCTAACATGTCCAATGCTTTGTCAAGTTGTGAACGATACAAAACGCCATAGATGCCCTTTGGAGACCCAGCCACGCCACCGAGATGCAGTCCGACTATAACTGGACTTGAACCCTGACAAATGTAAGGTGAAACACACAATCCGTTAAAGGTGCCCCCCTCAACGTGGCTGTGGCCCCCAACGAATGGATCACTGCAAAAGTGGGCAACCCTATTGGATGGAGTAACACTGGATGGAAATTCCGAAATGACACCTGCAATGTTCCGATAAATCAAACGACAAGGCCCGGAATAGCTACCCTTGTCCGCGAAAAGATAAGAAGCGCGACGGGATGTTCCAAGAGAAGGCATGTAAATGAGGCAAAAATCAGTGCTGGGAATGTGGTACACATCAGCGCGATAAAAACGGTTGGTGAACTCTCCCCCAACACTTTCCACGCAGCGGCGAGCTATCTTGACAGTGTAACTATTTTCCAAACTTCCGGTGCGCGAATCTTGTTCTGCGAAAAGTGCATGGTAGGGAACTAACAACACGCGCGAGGCAACAACCATGCCATTAGTGACACGCCACTTGTCTCCCCGCGCAAAACTCACGTGCACCAAGTGCTTGTGCATTCTGCTAACCACGTCTTGGCTTGTCGCCGTGGCAATGCGATCGTCAACGCTCAAACTGTCAACATATGGTTGTTTGTACATGTTCACTTCCCGTGCTCGTGCTATCACCTCTTCAGGGCTTTGTGGAACCAAATTGCCATGAGGGTCGCTAGGCTGTTCGTAATCGAGTGCAGTATCAAACGCTTTGCCAATGTTCGGCGTGGCAAAACTCTTTTCCAGCAAAACTTTTCCACTAGGTGCTACCACGCGCACAGTGGGAGGTGTGAACGAATGTTCTCGAGTTCCAAAAGGGGCAAAAACAAATCCATTAGTGACTTGTCGCCCTGCGCGCACAAATTCCTTCAACACGCAAACCGATGTGTACACAAGCCCGGCAAAGCCAACGTACTTCACTGCGCGTGCAATATAAATTTCACGCACGGCACGTGATGCATCACTTATGGCATCGCGCCTGGACAGAAGCTCGCGTTCCAACGTAGAATTAACAGCCGAAACGAATGCCTTGCTAGTATAGGCGAGACCGCCCACGATGCCAATGTGATGAACGCTGAGTTCGCGCCTACTCACAATATCGTATGCAACAAGTCCAAGTGGAACCAAAATGCACATCCGAAACAGTAAAATCTGGCGAGCATTGCGAAAACGAACGGCGCGGCGAATTGCGTAACGACCAATGAAAGTGTTAACGAACGAATCGGGAATGTAATCCGTCCAAGAAACCATCCAACTTTGTTGCCATTCTTTGCAAAAGGCGAAAAGAGAGCGAGTAGTAGCTAACTCGAGTTGACGAATCTCACCCACAGCAAAAGAGGAAACCTTCTGAACAATTCCGTTAGCCCAAGATCTTGCAAACCACCCTAGGGTGGTACCGATCATTGCTCCTGATTGGGGACCGTCACCGGCTTCGGCCAGCTCTTCATCTCGACACAACTGACAATTAGCAATTAATGGAACTCCATGTGGACACTTTGGGATGCGGTCCGTCACGTTCAAGCTGCGGTTAAGCAATTTGCGTTGATTGGAAAAGTATCGCTGGGTGTCATGGCACAAAAAGCGCAAATACGTGCTGTAGGAAACGTTTGTCATAGGGGCTCCCTCAAAATACATTGGCTCGTATCCAACGCCTTCCTGCCCGCATCGCGTTGTGGGCTTAACAAAAGGCCGCGAGACGGAAATGTTCCACACATCAAGAAGATGTGGAGCCGTGTCAACGTCAACATCGCCAAAAGCAGCAAAAACTTTCCGGGAATCAAGCTGCATGCCAATCGTGCCAAGAGCTCCTTCAGTACAAAATTCAGGTTTGACTACAATTGAAACACAAATTTGAAAGCGACAAAGCACGGACGATGGGCAATTGGAAGTTTCATACGCATCCAACGTTGGATGATTTGTGCTGAGGAAGTACATCTTCGCATTACAAGCGACCTTGCCTTTATCCTCAACAGCGGCCATGTTTGCAGCATATGGTTTGGAATTGACGATGTTAATGATCCGAGCAGCAGCCGACATTGGAGCAAACTTTGGCTTTTGATTTGCAACGTCATCGTCGATGATTGCTTCAATGTCTGATCGCAAAGTCGAGTCGTACTTGTCCGTGTCGCTGACGGTGATAATTTTGTTATCGCTTGAATCAAAACCATTAGCGGCTAAAGCATAAATCACGGAATCGCGAACAAATGTGGTTTTCCCAACCCCACTGGAAGCATAGACCATTCCTGCATAGGGACGAAGGCGTTGGCAGCAAGCGGCCTGAGATGCAAGAAACTTGCTCTGCAATGCCTCGAGTTCCTCATACTTCCGTTGCAGAACAAAGCGTTCATATGAGCCTTTGGACAAAGCTCCAATACACTCAGAAAGTTTTAGAATGCACGCTGCCAATCTGTCGCGATATTGCTCAACAGTACAATCCTCACAGATAAAAGACAAAGAGCCATTTGTTGCCATTGCCGCGTTGGCTTTCAAGAAAGACACTTCAATTGACAATTCGTCTGCGGCTTTTGTCATGAATAGCAAAGGAGTAAGCGACTTGGTCTCCAATATCGCATGACCAACTTCAAAGAAATACACCACAGTCTCCACCATTGCATCAAAGACGTCTATGGCGCTGACGTGCTTTGACTTTATAGTCTGAGAAAAAAGCTCTAAGTCCCCTATAGAGAACTTGAAGCGCCCCGGACCAACAAGTCCCAACACGACGCATGCACTCAGCAAAGTTGAAATGCTCGGTCCAAGTGGGTGAGTTTTGAGCAACTTCCAATTTGAAAGAACGTCGCGCAATGACGCCGACCACTCCTCCATTCCCGCCTGTGGGGAAACGGGAGTGACCAAAGAAGTGAAAAGCGTATACACATGAGACAAATCAGTTTCATTTGGAAAAAGCATGCGAACTAGTGAGTGAATTGACAAAACACGAGCAGCCACATCATTGCCAAGCCGTGACATCACGTACAGCTGTGCAGCGATAACATCCATCTTGTCAATTATGACTCGCAAAGAAGGGTGTAGATTAGAAGAATCGGCGATACTTCCACTCTGAGGGCCATACTTTAATTTGTCGCGTGAGGACCACTTCTTTTGTGATTTCTTCTCCGAATGGTAGAGGCTAGCGATTGCGCGGTGGTGATTTTTTGTAATATACAAATTAATTGACGACATCTTTTCATTAAGTTCATCGTCCTCAAAAATGGTTGTACAGGGTAAAGGCAAAACAGAGCGGACTGGTTGACAATAATTCCCATGTTTCCACATTGATTTACATTGTAATTCACGCGCTCTTTGTGGCTTGCGCGGTGGCGAATCATCTCCGATGGAAAAGTCCGATTCAAACCAAAAGTCAGGAACGTTATGCAGCTTATGTACATAGGACCGCTGTCGCTGAATCTTCTTTGGCGGAGAAGGACACGAATTTTTATGATTTTGTAAAATTTTATTGACTCTCGGTGGAGTTCTTTTTTCTTTTTTGTTTTTGGGTGCAACAACAACGAGGGGAACAGCAGGTTCAGCATAAACCTCTGTGCCAGGCTTTTCTTTGAAAGATTTTTCCACTACTTCATCAAGTTTTAAAGACTTCATTTCATAAGTTTTTTAGAGAAAAGCGTGAGTATATTGTTTATGTGAGTAAATGTATATTAATCAAAAAGAATTCAGTCAAATATGAAACACAGGTCGGGACCCTAAACGGATTGCTAATCCGCTGAGGCTAATCTAGTACGTGGAACCAGCAAAGTGGCGGCTTCTAACCTAACCACTCTACTCCTTTCACAGTTATACGATGAGGGACACCGCACGAACTAGGACCATTACATGATGGCGAACTTCTGCTTTCGAACACAACACTTTTTTGTCAAGACCAAAACCTGCTTATTGGTAGTACTCGGTATCGAGTTACTTCTTGCGATCTCATGGTGGCGAGACATCGCGAAAAAGCCTCTAAACGTTTCGTTTTTAAACACCTAGACCCGGGGCACCCCCAGGTAGGATATAATTTCCAAAAAGACTCTTTAGTTACGTAGACATACTAGGTGTTGACATATTCTAGTTCTAAATAACGAACATATCAAATACTAACAAATGTGAAAAAACATGCCAGCGTCTCAAAGCTGACAAAATCACGTAGCATTATCCTCTGCAAAGAGGAATGGTCTATGAATACCATCAAAACAGAAAGTTATGCTCTTACAAGAGCGGACAACTTTATAGTTGTCGTCCTAAAACTACAAATATTGGGGCAGCCGAAGCTGCCCCGTTCCTTCAGATGAAGACACGGATTCCTGAGCAACTACTCAGTTACACCGTCGTTGCGATTCTTACACTAGAAGTACAGCACTTATCCTGTGCTAGAGCAGAGACTTCGAACATTGCCTTAAATATGACGCCTGCCAGTATACGAAAATATCGTACCTGGCAATAGCCCACACTAAGACAGATGCAAGTTTGAATAAACTATAATTTTCATATCGAAGCAAAAGCTCCCTGGGAAACCCCCAG